CTTCTGCCAAGTTCGACGGTTGATGACTCGGTGGTCGCCGACCATGTGGTTTCCCACTCTCCCCACACAGTCTGCGCCGGTATATTGGCATCAACCCACGCTTGTGTCGGTCCACCCATGTCGATCACCTGTGCGGGTGCGGCGGTGGTTGACTTCCAAATATCCACGGAGGGTGACAATTCAATTTGCCCGGAGAAGATTCCGACATTGAAGGGGTTCACGGAGATTGCGTGGGTGGCTAAGTCTTGTTTGATGAATGTGCCCGTTGCGTTGTAACTGGGCACCGCCATATCTCCTATGATGGTCATCCTCGCGGTACCGGACGCGGCCGTATCAGGATAGAATCCAAAATTGGTCGACTCAAATGAGGGCCACAGCGTATGTTTTCTCGGGTCGATAGCCGCGGCGAAATCGAGTTTCGCGACGTCGGCGACAGTTGTTCCGATGAAACTATCCACCAGAATACCATTTTTGAATCGTTCTAGATTGCTAGAATCCAGAATCGATGCATCGCGTGCTTGCTGTTCCAGTTGTGACAGTGCGGTATAATACTCCAGATGCTTGACGCGCTGGTTAACCTTCGACACATCCTTCATGGTGAACCGTTTATGTTCAAATGATTTCAACGTCGCATCATCCGGCTTGCCTGTATCATTCACCAGCGTATAGGCAGGAACATGAATCTCATAGAGCAGCAACGCACCAGGCTCAACTGTGGGAGCATAGGGATTCGTAGCCGGCTGCCCTTCTTTCACATCAATTGTGCCGTCGGGGAAGAGCGCGACGCGGTCGACACGTGGGAGGTAATAATCGTAACTCCCGGTCCAAATGCTATCAGACACAGGAATCAGATAGGGATCGCCGTTGATATCGGTATATGACGTATTCGCCGCGACGTCCGATGACGCAAACACCATCAAGGTGTCCCCATTGGCATATTCTTTATTCGACAGTGTGGGGCGGAAATCTAACACATCACGCAGATTAACCGCGAGACTAACCTTGGGGGACGTATACGTTGGAATGTCGTCATAGGTCATGCCCTTGGCAGTATTATCACCAGACAGATAGCTATCCACCGTAGCATAGCCACGCCCTTCGTGTTTGAACCAATCGAAGATAACTAGCAGACGACCACTGGGGCTGATGACGGTACTCGCACCCTTCTTCACAACCAGTCGACTGTATTCGTAGGTGTTGTCGCGCTGCCCATCATCGAGTGTAAAGTAATCGGTCACGTTCGTTGCGGAGGACATCTCGGTATTTGTGAAGACCCCATTCCCCGCGTGATAGAGGACCTTACGGATATTCGTCACGTCGGGTGTCTTCAGTGAGTAGGCAAATCCCGGTGTGCTATTCAGTGTATGGAATTCTACCTGCCCGTTCGACAACGCACCCGTGGTATTCGCACACGCACCGGCGGTATTTCCGACATAGTAGGTCTTCGTCCGTGCGGGATAGTGTGTGGCGAGAGATTTTCCAACCGCAATAAAAGAACGGGTTCCCGTCGCAGTCGCGCCGTGGTGATATTTGAAACTGAATATACCACTAGACACCGAGGGCGTCGATATACAACGCGAGTTGTTGGCAGTACTGGCTACGTCCGCGAACGGAACCGTGCGGCCGCGGCCGAGCGTATCGTCAGTCGTATCGAAGATGGTGAAGTATTCCTCTGCGGTCTTTGCGGTGAGGGCGCCTGCAGGCAAACTGAATGCTCCGCCGCCGCTTGTGGTCGGAAAAACCACCGAGAGAGTAGCGGTGTTGCTACTGGAAAGCACACCATTATTCGCTGACGACTGCACCCACGTCGAGAACGTCGCCGTCGTAATGTTCAGACTATTCGCTTTTATAAAAGACTCAGGAAGTGGATACAGTAATGAGTTTCTGTTGGGGTTGCTGATTCTCACATTCCCGGTGGTTGTTCCACCCACACGGCCAACTGGCGCAACATCAGCTTGGAACGAAAAACCCGGCGCATACGGCGCGGTGACACCGGTAGCTGCCGTATTCGAAAGAGCAAACGCATCAATGTCGCGCGGCTGAAATAACAGACGGAATTGTGTATTCGCGTTCGGCGCAGAGGAAATTAATTCCTTCAGTGTGATAGTGGTAAAGGTGCTGTTAGCAATACTCGTGTTGACCGTAAATGTTCCCGATATTGGGGAATTCGCACCATACAACACAATACTCGCACCATTGATGGCACTATCGATTGTTGCGGGCATTCCATACGCCGTCGTTGTCCGCTGTGCCGCACTGATGGTCAGTGTGGTAGTACTGGTACCGGCATCCGATGTGGCGCTGGTAACATTCCCTGTCGGCGCATTAAAGGACGCATCGTAGAAGAACAATTTATAGACCGCATTATTCGCATAGTTGACACCAAGGTCGCCGATGGCCAACTGCGAGGGTGTGGAATAATGCTCGATGTTTCGTACTTTAACTGTTCCGATCTTCGAGAGATTGTATGCCGCCGTACTGGTTGAAACAATATTGGAGACAGGTACGCAATGGATGTCGACACTTGTCGTGTTCGCAAAGTAATTGGCGACGTTCTGTCCAGCAGCTACACGGGACACCAACGCATAGTTGCCCACCGCGGCAGCAAGAACTCGGCCGGTAACTGATTCTGTGGTGCGCCCCTTCTTAATTGTCTTTCGAATCGGTTTGACGACTTCCACTTCCGACCCGCGCACATACGCTTTTCCCTGCCCGACGGACAGAACGAAGGTGTCGGTTTCCGCAGAATTTGTCGAGTTCGCGGTTGACGCGCCCTCTATCACCGGCGCAAACGTACTGACGATGTAATCACCTGATTCATCATAGGTGCGGCGCGCCAATATCTTATTTAATTCTCTCTGCGTGATATATTTTATTGCGGAGCTGCCGGTGACTTGCATCACACCGTCGATCACCTGCCCTAACTCAATGAATCCTGCGGTCGACCCGGTCGATATAAGATGTTTGTCAAGTGTGAGACGAATGCGAAGCCGGTGCGCACCTGGCGCGTCCTGATTGGCGTTGTCGAGAATCGTTGCGTCGTCATCCTCGTTGACGAAGTCTTCATCAACCGTAAAACCGACGCGATACGATGGTGTGTTTGAGAGAGCATTGAGTACGATGGTCTGTGGGCGAATACGCACAAACACCCCTGAAACAAAACAGACACCCTCATCGATACTTAACGTCGATGCGGCACTAAACACCTCATCGCCCGCACCCGTCGAGGTCGCAAACGTCGCAGTGTAGTCGGGGATATCTCGATCCTGAAGGATTCCACCGTCGCTGAATGTGTTGGCCGTAGAATAGTTGAAGATGAGATAACTGTTACTGGTCGCCGGGACATCTGTTGTGCCTACTACGTTATCATCCGCAGACATGTACTGCGTAATATGCGCTTTGATCGTCGTGTTGGCAGACGTATCATAAACATACTTGCCAAGATTCGTGTCGCGGTCGAAGAAGTTAGTCAGCGTCGTAGTCGACAACACATGCCCGCTGTTTGCCCGAACATCGAGCGACATTTGCCCACCAACTACACGATCACCATCACGGAACTGCGTCGTACCCAGCCGCTCCAGTTGTTTCTGTAAGATGGTCTGGAGTTGCGTCAGTTCACGCGACTGCACCCCATACTTCGGGCGAAACAGCACGCGGTGGAAATCTTTGTCGGTGCCACGCAATTCCCCCGTCGTAGTATTGGCGACTTCAAAGTAGTCGTCATAATACTCAGTGTTGAGCCTGTCGGTAGTTTTTTTACTCAGCGACATTTATTGTCCTTGTCAGAGTGAGGCATAATCCTATTTATCCATCTCGCCTGAACGGGTTCTAGAACCCGAAGACGAGCCGAACTTTTTCAATCTGTGCATCGGAACGTGTTACCGGCACTCGCTGGTCGATATAGAGAATATTGCCAGAGAATATCTTCAGTTCTGGCACCCGTACCGTGCCGACGACCGCGGACACCGACGATGATGTTATGGTATCAGTATTCGCAAAAGCGACGAACCCGTTGGCGGTGCGGCCGCCATCATGAACATTTGTGATACGCGCCACATTATTATTATCGGCGTTCTGAATCACATCAACGACAGTTCCCGTCACTGTGTATGTAGTATTGGTCACCGTGACAACATCGTCAGGCTCGAATACCGCTGTATTAGAGGTGAGTACACAATCGTATGTTTGCTGATAGAAGATGCCATTTGCCACAGCACCGCTGGCCAATAGTGGATCGCGCAGTAGTATAACTCGACGATAATTGTTTGCCACTGTCATACTGCTATTACTGTGCGGCTCCGCGTAGGCTAACTCCGTGGTCAGCATTACTGAGACACAACCCAGTTCTTTCACCGCATCATGCCCGTGATTGGGATACGGAGGAATCAGCGCCCGCACGGACGCGGTATTGGAACTGCCGGCTTGTGTCACTGTTACCGCGTCGGTTGTCGTATAGCTCGACCCTCCCGCATAGAACGAGACGTTCGCTACCGCATTGGCAGAAAACGTGATGCCGATGCTGTCCACGGCACCATTGATGCTGGCGCCTGTTCCATCTCCTAGCAGTGTGGCTGCCACCGCTGTGGCTGGATTATACGCCGAACCACCATCCGTCACCACCAGAGGCACTACGGTGGAGAGCTTTCCCGCATAGGTTGTTGCGTCTGCGCTGACGGTTGTATTCGTCGTGACCGGCATCCACGTTGATGTTAGAGACGTGTCATCGGCCGAAATCGTATACATGTATTTCCAGACATAGCCGTCTGAAGTCAATACGGGTGTAACTGTGCTACCCGTTGTACTCGGTGCGACAGTACTATTTGCTCCAGCGAGATGCGTAGCATCGGCGTTATTCCACAAACACTTATACACCTTGTAGGGCGTTTCCTGCGTATCGAGAACATAAAACGTGTTGCTCATCAATGTCGCATCCGTGTCGTCATACTGTGTGTAGGCAGTGTTTTCGGCCCAATCGTATCTTGTGATTACCAACGCACTATTGTTCGCGGTGATATGCTTGGCACCCAAGAGGTCACGCCACGCCTCAAAATCCAGACTCTGTGTGTCCTGTGTTGGTGCCGGGGGCGCTACATCGCTCGTCCACGATTGCGGTCGGCCGACACCCAGATAGAACTCGGAAGTCGTGGCCGCACCAGCAGACATCAGCGCCGTATTAGTGCTAGTGATATCAGTTTTGACAGTCGCGTCGGCGCCACTCAGTAACAGCGTTGTCCGAAACTGTTGTGCGAGAAAGGTGCGATATTTGTTTGTGTTGATACTGGACATCGTTATATTTAGGATGACGGGCTAGCTGATGCCGACGGGCTCGTCGATGCGGACGGGCTAGTCGACGCAGACGGACTAACAGACGATGACGGGCTACGTGATGCTGACGATGACGGGCTATATGACGCGGACGGGCTACGTGATGCTGATGGGCTACGTGATGCTGACGGGCTGATAGATGATGACGGACTAATCGACAGCGACACTGACGCCGATGGGCTTCGTGATGCTGATGGGCTACGTGATGCTGACGGGCTATATGACGATGACGGGCTGAAAGATGATGACGCTGACGGGCTAATCGATGTCGACGCTGACGGGCTACGCGACAGTGACACAGAGGTCGACGGACTGAGCGATGCTGACGGACTGATTGACGCAGACGGGCTGAAAGATGATGACGCCGACGGGCTACGTGATGCTGACGGGCTAATAGATGCTGACGGGCTTCGTGACGCTGATGGGCTAATCGACGCGGATGTGCTGAGAGACGATGACGGGCTAATCGACGATGACGGGCTGATGGATACTGATACAGAACTCGATGGGCTAAGCGACGACGACGCAGAACTTGACGGGCTAATCGACGGCGACACTGACGCCGAAGGGCTAATGGATGCCGACGGACTGCGCGATGCTGACGGGCTAATGGATGCCGACGGACTGAGCGACAGCGACGCAGAACTCGATGGGCTACGTGATGCTGACGGGCTATACGATGCGCTCGGGCTAATAGACGCTGACGGGCTACGTGACGATGACGGGCTACGTGACAGCGACACTGATGCCGACGGGCTACGTGATGCTGACGGGCTAATGGATGCTGACGGGCTACGCGACAGCGACGCAGAACTCGATGGGCTAATGGATGCCGACGGGCTAAGTGACGTTGACGGACTGAGTGACGGAGATGGACTGATTGACGATGATGGGCTAAGTGTTCCTGACGCCGACTCAGAACTCGACGGACTGATTGATGCTGACGGGCTAATGGATGCTGACGGACTAAGTGACGTTGACGGGCTTCGCGACACTGACGTAGAACTTGACGGACTGAGCGATGCTGATATAGACGTTGACGGGCTATATGACGATGACGGGCTAATGGATGTCGACGCACTCGGACTAATGGATGCCGACGGACTGATTGATGTCGAGGCCGACGGACTGAGAGATGCTGATACAGATGTCGACGGGCTACGCGACGCTGACGGGCTGCGTGACACTGACGCAGAACTCGACGGACTGAGCGACGTAGATGGGCTACGCGATGCCGATGGGCTGATCGACGGTGATGTAGATGCCGACGGGCTAATCGACGTTGACGGGCTAATCGACGCTGACACAGACGCCGATGGGCTGATCGATGACGACACAGACGCCGATGGGCTGATTGACGCTGACGGGCTTCGTGACGCACTCGGGCTGATCGACGGCGACACAGATGTCGACGGGCTGATCGACGTACTCGGACTGAGCGATGCCGAGAAAGATGCCGACGGACTGATAGAGGTTGACGGGCTGATGGACGGTGAGATAGACGTCGACGGACTAATCGACGCTGACGCAGAACTTGACGGGCTGAGTGACCACGACGGGCTGAGCGACGTAGACGGGCTAATCGACGCTGACGGACTGATTGACGGTGACACAGATGTCGACGGGCTGAGCGACGCTGACGGGCTAATCGATGCTGACGGGCTGAATGACGCTGATGCTGACGGGCTAATCGATATCGACGCTGACGGGCTAATCGACGCTGACGGGCTGATGGATACTGACGCCGACGGGCTATACGATGATGACGGGCTAATCGATGCTGACAGAGAACCCGACGGGCTAATCGATGGCGACACAGACGTCGACGGGCTAATAGACGCTGACGGACTAATCGATGCTGACGGGCTTCGTGACACTGATGCAGAACTCGACGGACTGAGCGACGCACTCGGGCTAATAGACGCAGACGGAGAAAGTGAAGCTGAAGATGATGGTGAAATTGAGAGAGACGTAGACGCCGACGGGCTATGCGACAGTGATACGGATGCTGACGGGCTGATGGATGCTGACGGACTGATTGAAGCACTCGGACTGAGTGACGTTGACGGGCTTCGCGACAGCGACGCAGAGGTCGATGGACTGAGCGATGCTGACGGGCTACGTGATGCCGACGGACTGATGGATGCCGATACGGATACCGACACAGAGGCTGACGGGCTGAGTGACGCTGACGCAGAACCCGATGGGCTAATCGACGCTGACGGGCTAATCGACGCTGACGGGCTAATGGATGCCGACGGGCTAATCGACGTTGACGGACTGATTGACGACGACACAGAACTCGATGGGCTATATGACGCGGACGGACTACGCGATGCTGACGGGCTGATCGATGTTGACGGGCTGACCGACATCGACGGACTGAGTGACGCTGACACAGAACCCGATGGGCTATATGACGCCGACGGCGACACCGAACGCGACCTGGACGCAGACGGCGACGATGACGGGCTGAGTGACGCTGACGCAGACGCCGACGGACTGATAGATGCTGATGGGCTAATCGACGCTGATGGGCTAATGGATACTGACGCCGATGGGCTGATCGATGTTGACGGGCTGAGCGACGTAGACGGGCTAATCGACGCTGACGGACTGATTGACGTTGACGGGCTGATGGATGCTGACGCCGATGGGCTGATCGACGCTGACGGGCTGAGCGACGTAGACGGGCTAATCGACGCTGACGGGCTAATCGACAGTGACACTGACGCCGACGGGCTAAGTGATGCTGACGGGCTAATGGATGCTGACGGGCTACGCGACAGCGACGCAGAACTCGACGGGCTACGTGACGCTGACGGGCTAATCGACCATGACGAAGATTCCGACGGACTGATCGATGCTGACGGGCTAATGGAAGCTGACGGGCTAATAGACAGTGACACTGACGCCGACGGGCTAAGTGATGTTGACGGGCTAATGGAAGCTGACGGACTGATAGATGCCGACGGGCTATATGACGTCGACGATGACGGGCTATACGACCGTGATGGAGAACTCGACGGTGATGTGGATACCGATGCTGATGGCGACCCCGATAGGGAAGACGACGGACTAGGCGACATCGATGGGCTGAGTGACGCTGACACAGACGTCGACGGACTGCGCGATGCTGACGGACTGATCGATGCTGACAGGCTCGGCGATACAGACGTCGACGGCGAGCGTGATGGTGACGACGTCGCCGACGCAGATGCCGAGGGCGAGATAATGCCTAGTATCCAAGGCAGCGTGTCGCCGAGATGCGCTGATGCGTCATACGCATATGTTTTGACGACAACCGGCAAACTTATTGCCTCGATGGCGGAATCAATCGCAGACAGATTGAGTTGAACCGCATCGACTATCGAGAACCACCCGTAGGCACGTGTCCCGAGCGGGTGTAACAACTTCATCAGGAGGCCCCGATAACGCTCAAAGGACTCGGCGGCTTTCACCACATAGGTATGATTGTTATAGAAATCCGCATCCTGTAAGTATTTGTTCGAACTCAAGAAGCTGCGATTCGTGGTGAACAGCCCCGCGTATTGCGTTTTCGCGCCAAGAACAGGCAACAGTGTTGCCGCGATGGCGTCAGCCGAAACCGTCGATCCGTGAGTTGCCGTAATGGTGATCGCATTAGCATCTGTATAGCCAACACCACTGTTGTCCACCACAACCGTTTTGATTTGTCCCGCACCTTGCACCGCAGCGAGTGTCGCAGGAACAAACAGGGGCGCGGCGGTACTCGCAGTACTCGTGCCCGTACTCGAACCGTTGGCCGCATCATAATACCAGAGTGCCTGCACCCTCGCATCCATCGCCGACACAGACGGTGTCGGTGGTACCGCATATCCGGTGCCCGCAGAGGTCAGCGCGATGGCATTAATGCTACCGTAATTGACAATCCCTCGCTCAACCATCGTCTTGATCGTCGCAGTAGGATACGTTGCAAAAGTATTCGCTGCGATGGCTGTTGCGACGGGCGTGTGCGTCGTAAACTCGGTATCACTCGCAATGGAGAGAACAACCACATCTTCACTAGTCGAGGGGAATCGCAGATGCGTGCCCTCAGTCAGCGCCGCAGTAAAGGTGGTCCCAACACCCGTCACGACGGTGCATGCCGCCGTTGTCGTTACTGTGCCTATCTGTGTGTTTGTATAGTCCTGTTTAACAACCTCACCAGTCTTCAACAACAAGATGGCCTGATTGGCGACGGTTTTTAAATAGAGTTGTGTGGTGCCGCTATCCGAGACTGCGTTGCCAGCCAGTCCTACCGTGAAATATCCGACCGGTGAGGCACAGGTCTCACACGTATTAGCGTTCTCCGCTGTATCATAGACACCACCACCCACAACGAAGATTTTCCCCGTGTGACCTCCGTCCACGGCCGTGTTCACGCTCACGAACGGCTGTGTCGACGTATCCACCACCAACATCGACAGGTTCGCTAACTCAGCGGTTGTGTGTGCGCTATCCGTCCAGACCCACGGTGTATAAAAATCCTTCGCATTAGCCGAGTCGAACACATAAGACACAAGAACGTCGAGATCCTTGCCGTCAAATGCCGCGACACCGGTCGAGTCACCGTAGTCAGCCGTTCCCATTGTCACAGTCGCAGTGGTGTTACAGAAGGCCTCGATTGTCAAATCGATATAGAGCGAATCGTCAGCGTTGTCTAAGGCAGAGATATACCCAGACGCACCCGAACCAGACGCGGTGCTAAAAAGAACGGGCTCATTGATGAGAAACCCACCGCCCGCGTCGGTGACCGAAACACCAGCAATCGAGCCGCTTGTGATTGCCGATACATGCCCAGAAGCATCATATCCACCACCCGCGCCCACACCTTCACTGAATGTGACAAGATCGTCGATATCATATTCGGTGCCGCCGGCGCCGACCGTGACACTGGAAATCCCCGACAGAATGGTCGTTTCAATTTCCGGTGTCACATCTACATTCAGCAGCGTTTGCCCTGGTTCGAACGTGCCGCGGAGGCTCCCATACCGCAGATACAATTCGTGAACTGGCAGTTGTTCTGGACCGACGAGTGACGAGACAATACGTTCGACTTCTGCGGTTGCCGTTGAACTCTTAATCGTTTGCGTTGTATAATATGTCGCGACATCCGCATCGACATACCCCGCATCCGACAGTTTTACTTTCAGCGACGCCGGCTCGGACCACGTAGCATCACTCGTCTTGAGGATGTCCGTTCGTGGGTAGTAGAGTTCGGCATCCGTATTAAAGAAGACGCGGAAGAACCACCTAATGCTATCTTCAGTGCCTTTGTTCTGGTAGAAATCGTGCAGGCTGCGCACAAACCAATCAGTGGAGATATGTGTGTACTGTGGATAGTTCTTGGCGAACATACCCACGAACTGAGTCTTGAACTCGTCAAGCGTTGTGGCGCTGTCTCGATATTCCATCAGCCGGCGCGCTTCGTATAGCGGGCCGCCATACACCGTCGTTGTATTCGCGGTCTCAACAGACGCAATACTGACGTTCGACACAGCGGTTGTCGGAGCCGTTTCCAGCGTCAGGAACGTGTCATTGGCGATAGAATTCTCGGTAGACCGTATGATGACTGTGGTGTTACCGCCCAGCAGGATGGATTGTCCCGCAATCAACTCAGAGGTGAAGAGTGTGCCTGTGCCGGTGAGTGTGGTGGGCGTCGTATTCGAGACTGTGCCCGTGAGAAGTGTCTCGCCGGGACCATACACAGACGTAATCGTCCGCGGCGACGTTGTCCGCTCTTCCTCAAGGAAGCGGATAAATGCCGTCACAAATTCAACAAAAACCGGATATTCGCTTTCCGCGAAATCTGGAATCGCCGTCTTGATGAGGTGCGTGAAATCCTGACCGTTAATATAAGGGCGCATAACTTGTTGTTACCGCAACACACCACCCTGATAGAAATCGTTAGCGGCTGTTGTGACCGAATCGTCGGCAACATCCACACGAACGCTGGTCGCATCGATAGTGAATAGCCGATTCAAACTCGGCACCAGATCAGACCGCACAGGCAGCGCATTGAGTCGAATATCTACTGCGCTATTCTCAATGGATGTTGGTGTAAATCCCGCAATGGTGACGACACCTGTTGCGGCGTCCACCGAGCCAATATCATCTTGCACGATAACCAACGTCTGCGCCGCACTTGATGCGCTGTTCGCCAATCCAACGACCCGCAACACAGTATCTGCTTCGTCAAAATAACAATTCGTAAACGATACCCCATTCGCGGCGGTATAATCGAAACGATGCCCCGTCAACTGTGTCGAGGGAAGAATGACACTAGTGTTTCCTGTGCGCAACAGTGGAACACCAAATTTAAGTGTCAGCGTATTGCTGGCATTGAGTGTGGGATACGCACGTTTCTGTATCTCCACGCGGGTCAGCGAACTGGAGATAGCTGGATCAGTATCGTCGATGGCACGTGCCAGCCGCGAGAAACGAAATGCGGTATCGAACTTCTCCACAGCAGTTGTCGCATAATCCGAAATACTTGTCTTAATCGCAGCGACCAGCGCGTCTTTACCGAGCGTGGTAGCCCTCGTGTCATACAACGCCTTCGTAGCGATCACCACATAGACATAATCAGGAACCACAATCTCAGGAAGAATCCCGATAACTTGATGCGGGACAATCACCGTCTGCATAATAATATCATGTGTCGAGTCGGTGAAGCGCAATCCCACTTTGGGTTTCAAGGCAATATAGACATGCCCATATGCGGGACGTTCGTTCGCATCGTTGGGGTTCCCATCCTCTCCACCAAAGACATTAATCGCCGCAACGCTATCTCCATACGTCCCAAGAATCAGTGCCTTATAGTCGCCCGCAGTGACACATCGATTCTGTGCGGAATACGTGATCGGCGCGATATAACGAATTTGTTCGATATCTTCCGCGTCGGACCCATTGTAACTCGGGGTGGTATTGGCATCGACCGTCGCCGTTATACCTCGAACGAGCCCAGCGATGGAGGTGTCGTTGATGCGGAAGGGACCATGAATTCCGTTGCCGTCGTCGCCGCGGCTGATGTAATAATCCACAAGGACAATATTGCCATGCACCAACTTCTTCCCGATGACACCATTACCAAATGTCAATTCGGGATAGCCGCTATACGCCTCACTTACCAGGAAAATCGCATTGGCATTATTGACAAGTGCGATACTAGTGGGTTGGAGGAACGTCGTGCGTGTATTGGCGGCCGCGCTCTCCTGCACAACGACAGTGATGTGCGAGAAATCTGCGTTCGCATTGGGCAGAATGAAGCGTTGCGTCGGGTCATTCACATCAACCGTGAATTGTTGTGACGCAGGGCGCCCCTCAACCAACAGCACACCCGATGCTTCATAGTTGTTTGCGTAGCCCGTGGTAGTATTCTGAAGCAGCGGTGTATCGCCCACCGCATAGAACAGGTAAGATGTATCGTTAGTCAGTTCGAACTTTGTGTTCTTGGGCAACGTCACGGAGGTTGCCGTGGAACTAGTCATAATCGCCGTCACGTTCGTGGCAATCACCGCACTCTGTGTGCCGTGCGCATTGTATCCCAGCATCTTAGCATGAGAGACAACTGACGAACGGAGTTGCGAGGTGTCCAGAAACGACTCATTGACTGCGGCGGTTACATAATAGTTATTGTAGAACGTCACATACGCCAGTACGCGCGATAGCAAACGCAAACCACTCGCGCTAAAGTCGTAATCCGAAAAGGTCGGATCGGCCTTCATGAAGTCGACCAGATTCTGTAGAATTTGGTCGTAGTCCAATTCTGTGATCGGGAGTTGTGCGGGTGTAGTGGGCATAACTTTATCTTAATCGGCTGAGATATAACGCTAACGTCACGGGTGCTACTTGATTGACAATGTTGAAATGAAGAGTGATATCATACCCCTGTTCATCACTATCGGGCGTCACTAGGAGTTGGCGAATGTTCACACGTGGTTCATACGCATCAATCGTGGATTGTATCTCGTGTTTTAGCAGTACCGTTGTAATCGGATTCAAGGGTTCGAACAACAGCGCGGAGATACGCGAACCAAATTCGGGGAAGAACGGCGTTTCTCCTGAGCGCGACATGAGCAGGAGTTTCAGTGATCGTTTGACCGCCTCATTGTCGGTCACCGTCACTACGTCAGACGTCACTACGTTCCGCGCAAATGTCAACGAGACATCCTTGTACGGTCGCGTCTTACTATAGCTGGTTGATATCTCAGGCATATGTCACAAGTATTTAGTGTGTCGAATTTCAATTATTATCACGGCGTCTTGGACCAGCCACCCTGCGGCGGATCATTGGGCGAGGACCCCCACGGGGCCTCGACAAACATCCAGCCAATATGCGCCGCCGGCGAGCCGGAATTGACAATGAAGTCAACTATCTGAAAGTAGTTGCCATTATTCAGTGGTGTGGGGCTCTTATACATCATCACATCGATGCCATGTCCATTGTGTTGGATTTGACCGGAGTTTTTCAAGAGATGCCCCCACTCGGCAGGCATCGCGTGGACCACGGCTTCGACAAATTTCCCAGACCCAAATTCCGCGTCCTCCGTCTCATCACTAAGATCCCAATCAACCCCATTCTCAAAGACACTTTGCACAATACTGAAATGATTACCCATGCTTTCATCGGGAATGCCAGCGCCGCCACGGACGGGGTCGCCGCCGGCAGGCCCCATCGTGTTGTCGTTGGGTGGGTCGATGGTGATCACCGGGTTCAATTTCTTCTGTCGTGCGGCTATTATAATAAGTTCCGCGTCAACCTTCGCCAGATACTCCTGTTGTTTCTTCCACTTGAAGTCCTCCACTACTGCCGGATGTCCTTCGATCAGCCAGAGCCCCGAGTGAAACGTATCATCAAAATCGCGTGTGAGCGCCTCACCTCGCAACCCCGTCGACGAGAACGATACATGAATCCAGGGATCTCGCCGTACACTGAAGTTGAGAATCACCTGATCGAATTGCAATGTTTTGACAATAAAATCCGCAACCTCATAGAGCAACGTATCTGCCGCACTTGGAATTATAATATCCACCGCTTGGCCGCGTTCGTGCTGCCCGATGCCGGTATTCACTTGACGAAACCCACTCGCAATAACAATGGCGGGATATTCCGCCTTGACGGGTTCCAACACATTTTTACACAAGAGCGACAGGTTATAGAGGATATCATCCTCAAGCAATCCAAGCTGCGGAGTAATGCCTTTCTCCGCACACTCCAGCAGGGTCGCACAGGGGGCCTCTTCATTGTCTTCCTTCTGCTTCGCCGCCGCCTTGGCCGCAGCCTTGCTGTCCGATGCCGCCTTCTGCTCAGGCGATTCTGCGTATATCGTATTTGGGTCTTCGCGTATTGCCCGCCTGGTATCAACGGATATGTCGGGGGCCGTCAATCCATATCTTTTTGCCTTACCGAGACCGCCGTTTTTGGGGACGGGGCCTCTGCTGTTGTCCGCACGCACTTCGTAGAATACGCCGAGATTTTTATGGCCCTGTGCGTTGTCTGGGTTGGGGTCGCCTTGTGATATCCCGGTTATGTAAGACGCCCACCACTGACTCCACCCCACATAGACGTAGTTGTCACTCATCACTCGCGGTGTACGAGCCTGGGCCCTCCAGTACGCCAATTCTGTGCCTTCGTCCTTGCCCTCCAGATACTTGGCCCAACCGGTCGTTATACTAATCTGTTTGTTTAGCCATGCGTCGTCTGTTAGATCGCGAAGGACCTCGGCGCCAAGCTCCTCAGCCGTGATTGATACTTCACTCGGCCCAACAAGATATGGCCCGTGACCGAAGAGTGGTTCTTGTCTGAAAGCCATTAGTTAATAATATCTTCGACGAAGTCGTCGATGTCGGAGTCCGTCGTTTGACCCGGGTCATTAGTGGCTTGCGACTGATACACGAAAGGGTCGGTGAGCGAGTTGGAGTTTGGGTACTCGTTGCTGGGGGCCACTAGCACTAGTGGCCGAGGGGCGGCGGTACCGCCGCCGGCGGGGGCGGCGGTGGTAGTAGATGTGACGCCAGTACTACTTTCGCCGGGCGTACCACTCATTTCTTCGTCCAGAGGCTTCGTGATCACCTGCCCACTGGCGATGGCCCGCTGGGTGGTGGGGTCGAGTGGTCGTATATAGTCCTTCGGGTCGAACACGGGTAACGTGGGTTTCGTATACTTGACCTCTTCCTGCGTGAAGGTCGGATTCGTCCCCATCGTCACCTCGGGTTGCGAAAGACTATCCACCAACATTTTCACCGTAAATGTCGTACATCCAAGTGTGGTGTTGCCCGCGAACACGGTATTCCCGTAATAGTCCGCACGTACCAGGTAATCGATCAGCGGCAAGTTTTCGGGGACTTTGTGCTTCGATTCGGTTGTCATTTTCTGCCCTGCCCACGCGGGTTCCACCGTGAGGCCGTCTTCGATCATGGCGCGCGTATCCATATGCGCCTGATACTGCACAGCATCCTGCACCTCTTCGGGTGTGTCAAACATCAGTTCGCGATAGTCGTTGGCGGCTTGCGTCTTGGCGTGATAGATGAGCGGGTTACCCAACGGATTGTCGCGAGGTTTTGTCGGATTTATTGGATCTGCCGGCTTCGATGGATCATACTCGGGCAAGGGCTCAGGATACTTTATCATTCATCATCTCCCGAAAGTATTCTGACCGCATTCGCCAACTTCTTGAGGGCGTCTTCTGACGCACCTAGTCCCAGGGCGTACGATTCGGACATCGACTTCGTGCCCGCGGCTGCCGCGAGGACGGCCGTCCCGACCGCCGACGCGCCGTTCGACATGAATTCTTCCGAAGTACTCATTGTCTTCATATACGCCCCGGTGATCGTAGCCCTGTCAAAGTCAAGATTCGCTCTACGCAAATCCGCTCTCTCTGTGAGGCCTCGCGCTACCAACGGGTAATCCTCTTTGACCTTCTCCATCAGCAGACCAACGGCGGGGCCCTGCATCGTCATGACCGGCGCACCCGGCAATTTGGCATAGCGCAGATCAATCATCGTACCGTCTAATCTTGCCGTCTCTTTGGCTCTAAGATTGATATTCTGTGCGTAGACATTAAAATCCTTCTTCGTCTGGATATTGATGCCTTCGTCCCCCTGAAGATGCACTTCGCCCTTTGAGTGTATTGTCGCATTCCCATCGACAGAGAAGTTACAATCTCCCTTGACTTTGACATTATGGTCGCCCATGCTAATCTGATAGCCGTGGGACATCGACTTATACACCACTTTGCCATCGGGATGCATCTCGACGAATGACCCTGAGCGATGGAAAATATGGACACGTTCCGCACCCGGTGTATCGTCCCACTCTTCCACGTGCCCCGATTCTGTCTGGCGCACGTTGTTGTGGGGAAACTGCGCAGCATACGGTGATGGAGGTTCGCTCCAGTTGCCCCCGCCCGACGCACCACCTTTCTTATCCGTGAAGATCATGTTCAGGCTCGCGTGGAACGTCGGCATATTCCTGAAACTTTTCAGTCTGTCTGCCACATCGATCACGTTACGGGTCCAGTAGCTTGGTGCGCCAGAACCGACCGCGATACCAATCGCCAACAACTTCCGCTTGTCTTTAAGCACAAGGTCAAGCTGCGCGGCCGCACCACCCATTGCCAACCGAGGAATTGATGGGCGATCAATATCGTCCTTCTGTGGGTTGGCACGCCGGTCACGATTCTCTTGAATAATAACACCGACCGCAGTAGCAGCCGACGCGATTTTCGCGAATTGTCCTGCCATCGCAGCAATTCGTGCTTGTTTTTGTGAGAGTCTTTTCGTAAGTGAGGTTCGGGCCGAGGCCGTGATATTCTTCAGCGGGCCCGCTTTCATACCAGAGAACTGCACCAATGCGGAGACATCGAAGGCGGCCGCGTTGTCCGCCACTTGACACGCCGCATCTGCTATCGAACCGCCCCCCAACATTCTGTCTGCTTCGTCGCGAAAACCGCTGGCGGCATTCGACAATTGTACGGAAAACGAAACCGCCTGCTCGCGCCTTATAATGGCGTCTCTCGCCGCACTAAAAGCGCCTGCGGTCATCGACGCAGCATTCACGACGGCACCCAGTTTTCCCAGCTTACCTGGCTTGGAAGATGCTGGCGCACCGGTGCGACTCAGCGGTGGCGCCGGGCCTATCGCGAGTTCTGCGACCGTCCGCAGATCAACAAATCCTCTGCAATTACTCATTATTCACTATCGTCTTATGGATTGTAGGCTTGGGGAACGGCGGGCAGCACTCCAAAGATGATAGGCTGTTGCCCCAAACGTGAATCCAAAAAGAATCCCATCACCCAGTCCCCATGTCTATAATTAGGGAGATATCCTGCGTGCGTGACCGGTACCAACGGATACGCCCACGGCAGTTCCTCGGTCGACAGGTTGTCGATGTTCGCATCGTGCCATCCAAAGATGCGCACCTTCGCGCGGCCGACCTGCATTGGATCGTCCTTACTTTCGACGACGCCAATAAACCAGATGAAGCCATCAAAGCCGAGTTGATGGGAGAGTGGTCCTGATTCCATTATGTGTCCTCATCAGGCTTATACGGGAGCAGCTTCGCGCCGAATGAATCGCGTGTTGCTTCCAGGTGCATCGTATATTCCATTGCGTCGGGTGAGGCCTGTGTCAGCACATGTCGCACTGCGGTCACCAAATGTCGGCCGCTATAAAATGGTGTAGGCAATGCAGGTTGGGAAGAACCCTTATTGCCAGTATTACCCATCAGTGCGTGCGACGTTGGATAGACGAGGTCAATCACACTCCCTGCTCGGACGCCAGGCTGCCCCGGCACTTTCAGCACGGTTGTTAAATGACGAAGCTCTCGCAGTTGCCGATTGCGCAGCACAACCGATTGGTAGAGTCTATCCTCATCTGCCGTCTCGCCAGCAGCTTCAGCGTGCTTGGACTTCTTACTGCTAGTATTGCCCGGCACGATAAATAGTTTCACGTTGCGATTCACGCTCTGGTCGAAGTTATCAGGATACAGAGGAAATTTGTCCAGATGTGTCGTTTCCGTGAATGTCTCCGTGTATCGGGAATCTTCTTCCCCCCACGCGCGGGCGAAGAAATCTAAATGTAGCATCTTAGTGCGTAACAGACCCGTCGTAACATCCATTAGCACATCAAACGATTGTTCCTGATGTAAGCCGATAATACTGTTGTAGGCTTCTTTCCCGGACAATGCGCCGGTCTGAATCTTATTGGCATTCACCTCATAGGTCGCGACGACGTCGGTTGGGTCCCCCTCCTTCCACGCGCCCGATGCCTTCAGGCGCTTCTCGACCTTTGTGGGATCAATTAAACTGGCTACGCTGACAAACCAGAACCCCTCAAGGGTTTCATAGAATAGAAAGTTGCTCTCCGACTTTTCCTTCGTTAGCCCCAAGGTCGCAAAGAAGTTGATGGCCTGAAGCGGCGTATAATTCGGAATGACAGCAGAGATTTTCAAATCGGTCTCTTCAATCTCCTTTATACGATCCGCAGGAATCTGCAACCGTTCGGACATAATATCCCGCACGGCCTCCGTGCAGGTCATCTGATCATATTTCTTCATCATACGCGACGACACGCTGGTGAAGAACTCGGGCGTCACTAAGTCCAGCGTATATGTCCGCTTTGCGTCTGCGGGAAATGTTTGATCGCCGAGGCGACGAATGCGGAAGGTCCGCGCGAACTCAACCTCTTTTCCTAGATAATCGACGGTGAAAACCAGCCGTAAAAATTCTTGCCCGACGAGTGGAAACAATTCGGGATACGCCTCAGATTCTGCAATGTCAATTGTTGCCGAAATCGTATTATCAAAGATGCTTTCGTAAATGTTTATCGACTCCACCGCAGGGATGATATTCACGCCAGCCGTACGAAATATTTCGGCTTGCGCATCCGTCGCCGCCCGAGCTTCTAACATTGGGGACAAAATGGAGCATTGCTTCAGTTTAACTTGGCGCGGTGCTGTTTTTGGTGTGGCCATATGTTACGCTTTATAGAGCGTCTTCAATGAGGACAGTATGCCTGGAAGAAACCCAATATGCACAACCTTGATAGACCGCTTGGCGTCGTTGTCCTCGACCTCCTGTGTGTAGGGCGTATTGGTTACTCCCTGTCGCGTCCCCAAAGTCGCATAGGTCGCCGCGTCCACCTGGTCGCCCTCCGTGGTATAATAGAACTTCGCGGCACTCCAGGCAGCACTTGTACGCGTTCCCTGGCGCGTTGATAGAAACACGCTTCCGTATTTGCCGATCAAATAGGATTCAAATTCCCCACTCGACATTGGCCAGTCATACAGCGACATGATGTTGTTCATCAACAGCACGACCCACGTATACTTCACACTCCCATAGAGCTTCAGCGCCACCGTATCCGGGCGTTCACCCTCCGCGATCACGTAATCGTGCATCGCCGTCGTGTGCTGTCGTAACCGTTCCCTGATCATGGCACGCTGTGTAATATTGACGATATTCATTGACGTCGTCACACCATCCACGGTGAACGCATAAGGAACAACGGATTGGTATTGAAAGTAATCCATGCGTGTTACTCCCCCGACTTACTCATCCCGTCCGCCCCCTACTAGGGCCGGAACATCGCGCTGGTGGATGTCGCCGGTCTGATTCTGTAGATCGGGGTCCCCTCTCGGATCTTCGCCAATGCCACCCTGATTCGGCCCCACGCCGCCACCACGGAAGATAACATCCGAGTCGCGACCCAGCAGTCGAACTTCTTGGAACGAGAGCGTCAGTACCGTGGCCGCGGGATAATAATCGCCGCCGACAAACGCGATACGATCACCGCCCGCATGGTCAACACTTAACCCCGTCAGGACCGACCGTTCGATTTTATTGAGATGTGTCTCTGCGAACATTGTGATGACGAACTCATACGGATAGCCGATCATAAAGTTCCCTAGATCTCTAGCGTCTCCGTATGACGGCAACGAATAGAAATGAAGAATATTCAGGATCTTATCGATATTGTCGGCTTCCTCTTTTGTGCGGGGAATGAGATTAAATGAAAACTCGTGTGTTCGATACTGCATCGCATCGAACGCGGTATCTGTTC